AAGAATGCAACAGCGCAGAGGTACTGCTGCTCAATGGATTTCAACAAATTCTGGCAATGGCCCAATCCTCAACGCAGGTGAAATCGGATTTGAAACCGACACAAATAAATTTAAGATTGGTGATGGCGTAAATCACTGGATCAACCTTGACTACTTCATTGATGCTAACTCAACAGTAAATCCAGCATTTGGTTCAAGCATTACTTTTGAAGGTGCAACAGCAAACGCATTTGAAACTACAGTTGCCGTAACAGATCCAACTGCTGATCGTACAATTACTCTTCCAGATGCTAGTGGAACAGTGGTTTTGGCTGACGGTAGTGGAAATGTTACAGTATCAGGAGACTTAACTGTAAGCGGTACAACCACCACTATTAATAGCACAACAATAAATGCTACAACAGGAATTGTATTTGAAGGTCTTACAGCAAATGCTTTTGAAACTACACTAGCAGTTGCAGATCCTACAGCAGATAGAACACTAACCCTTCCAAATGAAACAGGAACACTTGCTACACAAACATACGTAGATACAGCAGCCTCCAATGCAACTTTTGATGCAGCTGATGCAGCAGGAGCTGGACTTGATTGGAATGTAGCAACAGGTCAATTTGATATTGATGGAAGTATGGCAACAACAAGCTATGTTGATACATCAATTAGCACACATTCAAATGACACAACATCAGTACATGGAATTGCAGACACAGCAGATCTTGCTACAAAGACATACGCAGATAATTCATCATCTGGAGCAGTTTCAACACACTCCTCAGACACAACAGATGTTCATGGAATTACAAATACTGCAGATCTTGCAACTAAAACTTATGCAGATGGTGCAGTAACCACTCATAACGCAGATACCACAAGCGTACATGGTATTGCAGATACAACAGTACTAATTACAACAACAGATCTTTCTACACACAACTCAGATACCACTAATGTGCACGGAATTCTAGACACAGCAGATCTTGCAACAAAGACATACGCAGATGGTGCTGTTTCTACACACTCAAGTGACACCACAAGCGTACATGGTATTGCAGATACTTCACTTCTAGCAACCACAGCAAATATTTCAACACACAATTCAGATACAACAGATGTTCACGGAATTGCAGATACATCAGTATTAGTAACATCAACACAATTAGCTTTAAAGCAAGATAAAGTTACAGATGTTTCAGATACAGAAATTGGATACCTTAATGGTGTCACTTCAGCCATTCAGACTCAGATTGATGCTAAGGCACCACTTGCTAACCCAACATTTACAGGTACTGTAACACTTCCTGCTAATACAATTTCACAATCAATGATGAGTGATAATTCTGTTGGAACAAACGAAATTGGTGGACTTGCAGTAACAGAAGAAAAGATTGCTGCCCTAGCGGTAACAGAAGGAAAGATTGCAGCTGGCGCTGTAACTTCTGCAAAAATTGCAGATGGAACAATTGTAAACGCTGATATTAATGCATCAGCAGCGATTGCTCAGTCCAAGGTTGCAGACCTTACTACTGACCTTGCTGCTAAGGCTCCAATTGCCTCTCCAACATTTACTGGTACAGTCACCCTTCCAGGTGCACCAACATCAGACCTACATGCAGCAACCAAGCTTTATGTTGATAACGTAACTGCTGGAATTAACTTCCATGAAGCAGTACATGCAGCATCAGTAAACAGTTTAGCAGCAAACTACTCAAATGGAACGTCTGGGGTAGGAGCAACTCTTACAGCAGATACAAACCGTGCCTTTAATCAAATTGATGGAGAGTCTGTAACTGTTGGTCAAAGAGTTCTTATCAAGAACCAAACAGACGCAAAGCAAAACGGTATTTATACATTAACAACAAATGGATCAGTATCTACTCCATGGGTATTAACTCGTGCAACAGATGCAGATAATAATCCATCTGGAGAAATGAAGACTGGCGACTTTGTATTCGTTCAAAACGGTACAGTAAACGCCTCTATTGGATATATAAATAACTCAACAGCAAACCCAATTGTAATTGGAACAGATAACATTTCTTACGCAGAATTTAGTGCAGGAAAGGCAGTTGTTGCTGGTAATGGTTTAACAGAAGCAATACCAGGAATACTTTCAATTGATACATCAATTACTGCTACAAAAGCTTCTGTAGACTTAAAAGCTCCAATTGATGCTCCAACATTTACTAACTTAGTAACAGTTGCTGCATCAGGAATAGCATTTACAGACGGTACACAGACAAAAGAAGGCGTCCCATCTCAGACACCAATTATTCAGAAGACTGCATCATACACACTTTCAGCACTTACTGAAAGAGATGATCTAATTGAGATGGCATCAGCATCACCAATGACACTTACAATACCACTAAACTCTGCAGTAGCCTTTCCAGTAGGAACATCAATTGATATTCTTCAAACTTCTACAGGACAGGTAACAATTGCTGGAGATGCTGGAGTAACAGTGAACGCAACACCAGGATTAAAACTTCGTACAACTTGGTCATCTGCAACTCTCTTTAAGAGAGCGACAAATACCTGGGTTGTTTTTGGCGACTTGACAGCTTAAGAAAACATAGGGGAGAATAAAATGGCAGCAGGTAAAAGAATAGGCAAAAAGTCACAGGCTTCAAATGACTTCTTGGAACCATTAGCACCAACAAGCGTATCTGCTACAAGTTCAGGAACAGGTAGAGCATTTGGTAATGGTCAAGCATCTGTTTCTTTCTCTTTACCCGCACTTTCTCCTGCAGCCACTTCTTTTACAGTAACTTCAAGTACAGGTCAAACAGGAACTGGATCATCTTCTCCAATAACTGTTTCTGGGATTACTGCTAACGCATCTGTAACATTTACAGTAACAGCAACTAACGCAGCAGGAACTTCTGCTGCTTCTGCTGCTTCTTCTGCTATAGCAATTACAACAGTTCCTGCCACTATGGATGCTCCAGTACCAACAGCTGGAATTAATCAAAACTCTATTGCATTCACAGCCCCAGCAACTGGCGGTAGTGCTATTACTAGCTTTACCGTCACAGGTTCTGACGGTACATCTGGTACAGGAGCTACAAGCCCTATTATTATTGCAGATACAGCAGGAACAGCACAAACCTATACTGTTACAGCAACAAATGCAAATGGTACAAGCCTTGTTTCTCCAGCATCAGGTTCTATTACAACTCTAGCACCATTCTTCCCACCATTTTTCCCACCATTTTTCCCACCTTCATTCCCGTTCTTCCCACCTTACTTCCCATTCTTCCCGTTCTTCCCACCTTCATTCCCATTCTTTCCACCTTACTTCCCATTCTTCCCTTACTTCCCATTCTTCCCACCTTCATTCCCGTTCTTTCCACCGTTCTTCCCATTCTTCCCGTTCTTCCCAAGCTTCTCATCAGCGTGTAGACCACCATGTACAGGCGGAAGATACTGTTACTCAGGCATGTGTAGTTTCTAATAATACATATTCTTAATATGCTATACTGTTCTTTTGAGTAGAAAGAATAACATGATTAATAATAGGTATGCGCTTGCAGTTGAAATAGAAGATAGTTTATTTGAGATTTTTGAGGTATTGCATTTTGAAAAAGATACAGAATTAGATATAAGATATAAAAATGCTATCTTAAAAGGTGCTGTTGCCGTTTCTACTCAAATTCGTAGTGGAATAAAAATTGGTGCTATTTTTGATGGAAATAATATTATATCTGAAAACTTAGAGGGCTCAAATAGTTTTGATGAAAACTATAATGTTTATTTTTTAATATCTGATAATAAGATTTTTGGAGTAATTGGAAATCCAAAAACTGAGGCATATGATAAAAAATATCAGGCTGCATTTGAAAACAACGTAATTGTAATAGATATTTCTTTAGAAAAAAATGTTGGATTTGGCGACTTGTGGGATGGACAAAAAATAATAAAAGCTGTATAATGTTTAAATAATGGGGGAAACATGTCAAAATGGAATGAGTGGAAGCAAAGCTTAGGTGATTCAAGACCTTGGCATTTATTAGATCCAGATAGGATCATTAAAGATGAATCAATTATTAAATCTAGGCTGGATTTATGTACAGGGTGTGAGTTTTTTTTACCAACAAAACAATGTAGTAAGTGCCTTTGCTATATGCCAGCAAAAACAACTTTATCTAATGCAGAGTGTCCAATTGGAAAATGGGGTAAAGAAGATTAGCAAGAAAAATCCTCAACTAACATTTTGGATAGAAAACAACAGTATTGACTTTCCAAAAATAGAGCAGTCCAGGGTAAACAGAGACTGGATGGACAAAACATATAATAAAATTGCTTATGTTTGTGCTCCACTAGCAAGTGCTAACGTACATGGATGGGAAATAAAATTACCACAAGATGTTTTAGTTACATGGAACGGAATATCAGAAGGATTAGATGGTGAAAATTCACATAATGTCAGAGTTGTATCTGGAGAAAAATATGATGGCGTAAGGCTTGCTAGTAATGAAGCAGGAATAGGTCAGATTAGTTTTATGTTAAATGTTATTGCAGAAACAGATAAGGACCATTACATAGTCGTTTCTGGGCCACCAAATTATTTATTTCCAGATGCAGAACCACTTACTGCTTTATGGAGATCAGACTATTACATATATCAAACATTAATGATATCTTGGAAAATTACTTCTGCAAACAAAGACATACTTTTTCCAAAAGGAATGCCTATTGCTTTTATAACAATATATCCTAAAAACTTATTAGAATCAACTGATGTTACAGTAAGACCAGTTACTGATAAAATGATTGATAATTCAGCTAATTATCATAGTAATAGATATGATCACTTTGAAATAAATGGAATATATGATTTTCCACAATTTTATAAAAAAGGTATAGCTTCAAATAAAGATAAAATATTTGAAGGTCAAAAAACAATAAAGCTTAAACCAACAAAATATGTATTAGATGATAAAAAAAATAACAAATAGCATATGCTATAATTATTAAAGATGTAATATAAAAGGAGAATGCCATGTACAGCGAAGAAGACAATCCTTGGTTTACTAAAGACAGATCAGAGTCTTTGTCAACTAGGAAAGATAGAAAAATAGACAATATTAATATATCTAATCCAGCAATTGGGTTAAATATTTATGAGGGTGCAATTAGCAAAGAAGATGTTGCTTGGGTTATAAATACACTTGAAGAAACTTTGTCTAAAAGTTCAACTTACAAGTGGAGTGAAGCACAGGTAACTACCTCTGACAAACCAGTCAAGGCTGCCAGAGATTGTTCAGATTTTAAGTTTAATGATAAAACTTTGGGCACAAGAACTGAAGAAAACAATGATCTTTTTCATATTTATGAAAAAATGTACAACATTGTAAAAAAGTGCGTTGATGATTATGCATTGTATTGGGGCATCAATGTATGTTATTACGAATCATTTAATTTTGTCAAATACGAGGGTGAAGGTCAACAGTTTAGAATCCATGCTGATCATGGACCGCACTATAATACAACAGTTTCTATAGTTGTTTATTTAAATGACGATTACGAAGGTGGAGAGTTATATTTCCCAAGACTTGATCAGTTAACATATGTACCAAAAATTGGAGATATTGCAGTTTTTCCATCCAACTATATATATGAGCATGCGTCTTTGCCAATGAAGTCTGGCACAAAATATTGCATAGTTATTATGTCTGATATTAATCTATTAGGTCATCCAGGATACTAAAGGTAAGGGAAAAATGAACACACAAAATAATGCAAATATTACATGGAGCAGTTGTGAAGAAATAGCTCCAGGAATTTTAGTTTATCATGATGTTCTCACTAAAGATCTAGATTTGATCAATAGGCTAGAGCTGGTTTTAAATGAAAAAAATGTAAACCATTATAAATGGCAAGAAGCATATGTTGGATATAGACAAAGAATGCCAGAATATAGGGACTGCGTTGATTTTAAATTTAAAAAAACAGATATTGAGTGGGATACTTCTGAAGACTCTTTAAAGTTACAGCAAATATGGCAAGATTGTTATGACAGACAAAGCCTTGCTGTTGAAGACTACTGTAAAAGATTTAATATTCATAACTTAAGATACTGGGAAGCTTTTAACTTTATTAAGTATGAACCAGGACATCACTTTATGGAACATCATGATCATGGTTTTTCTTATAATTGTACCGTTTCTTTAGTTGGGTATCTAAATGATGACTTTGAGGGTGGAGAGCTATTCTTCAGACTGCAGGGTATCAACTATATTCCAAAAGCTGGAGATGTAGTACTATTTCCATCTACTTACATGTATCCACATCAAGCAAAAGTTGTCCACTCTGGAACTAAGTATTCTTTAGTAACAATGCTTGACTATAGTGATAAATTTCATAAGCCAGAATTTTATCAAGAGACAGGATCTTAATGTCAATAGTAAAATGTTATAAATTAAGTCCTAAAGCACTTAATATATTTCCTATGACTATAAAAAGAGATTGGATGGATGCAACTCCTCAAGGTCATGCATATAGATGTCATCCTGTTACATCTGCAAATGTAATTGGTTGGTATATCTCTTGTCCAGTTGATATTAAATTTATTTGGAACGGTATAAATGACACTACCCCTGATAACGTAAAAGTATTAGAAGGAGAAGAATATGTATATACTGGAAGAGGGCAGTCAACGATTAGCTTTAATACTGGATTTATTTTAAGAACAAATGAGACAACAAGTGTTCTTACAATAACTCCACAAAATTATTTTAATCAAGATGTTCAGGTAATGTCTTCTCTGGTTTCAACATCTTTTTTAGATTCAGACTTTCCGCTGGCAATTAAATGCATGACTCCAGATAAAGAGATTACCATAAAAGCAAACACTCCAATAGCAACAATCATACCAATTTCCATAACATCATTAAAAGACGAATCTGTTGAAATTTTAAATTTTCAACATACAGAAGAGCGTAATACGAAAATGAAAGCATATGGTGAAGCAGCACAAGAGATAAACAAATTAGGTGAATGGACTGATTGGTATCGCAATGCAGTAAACGAAAGAGGAGAGTCTATTGGCTCCCATGAAGTTAAAAATTTAAAGTTGAGTGTGATTGATAATACAAAATGAATGTAATAGAATTTATTAGCAACAGATATTGGCTAAAAGAAGACAGTGAGTCAAGACCAAAACCGATATCAAAGCTAATGCCTGAATGGTACAGAAAAGCTGATAGGTTTGCTAAAATGCCAAACGGTGAATACTGGATTGGTCCTGACAATGGAAAGATACCCACATGGAAAGCATGTCCAGCACTTTTAGATATAAAAACTACAGGATATAGTCTTATAACTCCATGTGATATAACATTTTCAATAGATGACGCTGTAAATATTTCTGCAAAGGTAAGCGATCCTCTTTATCAAGATTTTGTTACAAGAAGAGATCCCATGCCACAGTTTGAGCAGCCACATGGCTATTACAAACACCATTTTGCTTGGTTTCCAGAATGGGCTATAAGAGTTCCTGACGGATATAGTGTTTTATACTCTTCTCCATTTAACAGGTATGATCTTCCATTTATGACAGTAGCTGGGATTATAGATAACGATAAGGTAAATCTTCCTGGTTCTATGCCATTTTTTATTAAAGAAGGTTGGACTGGAGTTCTACCAGCTGGAACTCCGTACGCTCAGATGATTCCTTTTTTAAGAGAAGATTGGAAATCAGAAACAGTTATACCAGGTATAAATGAAATGCTTACTCATAATATTGAAAATAGTAAAAAATATCGCATTCCAAATGGCGGTATATATAAAAATAATGTTTGGTCAAAAAGGATATACGATTAAATGCTAAAAGAACCCTTATCTGAAAATAAAAAATTAACCCTTGTAATTAACTTAGATGCAATGCAGTATAGTATACATAAGTGTCTAGACGTAGAATACAAACAAATTAGTAATTTTACTTTAGAGAATCTAAACAATAAAACACAAGATAATATGGTGATAACTGGAAATAGCTTTGTTATAGATATGCTTGACAATAACTACTATCATTTCATAGATAGCATGGGGCAGTTTTTATTGTTGAAAAAACACATATCAGACTTAAAGTTAGTTATTATAGAAAAAGACATTACTAATTCTGGGACCACTATAAAAAAATTCGTTACCTCTTTTATTGATATTTTAGATAAAAACGATATTACGTTTGTAAAAAACATTGAGAATAAACATTTAGTTTTTCAAAATATATACTTTGTTTGTGCAGAAAGAATTAGCTTTATGTCTGACCTCCTAGATCATGGACTTTATGATGAAGATAAAAAAAAGATTCTATTAAAAATATATGAGATGTCTCCATATGGAAAAGACCTTCCATATGCAATAAAATATGTAAAAGAAATAAACAACTTTATCAAAAGTAAAAATAGTAAAAAAAAGCTAAACAAAAAGATTTTTATTTCTACTAAGTCTGTCAGTGAAGATGTTAGAATACAAAAATATAACCTAGATGTGTTTGATGGACTAGTTACAGATATTGATCCAGAGATCAAAGAAAAAATTGTAAGTGATTATACAATGCATGAAGATGAGCGTAAACATAGGATGCTGCATCCAACCTATCTTAGCTATTCAAGAAAAACTGTTAATGAAAGATATATTTCTGAAGAAGATGAAAGTTCTATACACCAATATTTTATTAGTAAAGGCTATGATTTTATTGACCCCACTAAAATGACTATTCAAGAACAAATAGATCTTTATCAATCATGCTCACATATAGCAACATTTACAGGGTCATCTTGTCTAGCATCTGCATTTTGTTCTGAAGAAACAAACTTCTTTATAATAAATAATAATTTAAGATATGCCTTTCATCACGATGGCTATGTAAAGTCATTATTAAAAAACACTTTCTGTATTTTTGAAGGAAGAGAAATAGACATGGTTTATTCTGCAGAAGATATAATATCAGAACTAGAGAATAAATATGGTGATCTGATATGACAAACATTGTAATTCCAATGGCAGGACTAGGGAATAGGTTTAAAAAAAATGGAATCTTAGTGCCAAAGCCATTAATATTAGTAAATAATAAAACATTAATAGAGCATTCTGTGGAGTCTCTTGGAATTGATGGAAAGTATATTTTTATTACTAGAAAATATTCTGATGAAGAATACAATAAAAGTTTATCTAGCATACTAAAAAAAATAAAGCCAGACTCTATAGAGATTTGTCTTGACCATGATCAATATGGAGCAGCAGATGCTGCACTTTATGCCAAAGATTATATAGATAATGATGAAGAGTTAATTATTACAAATTGTGATCAGATATTGGTATGGGATTCAAAAAAGTTTTTAGAGTTATCTAGGTCAGAAAACTGCGATGGGGCTGTGGCAATATTTAAATCTTCAGATGAAAAAAATAGTTTTGCAACTATAGTAGATGATAAAGTAACCAATATTGTTGAAAAAAATGCAATTAGCGATAATGCATTAACTGGAGTACATTATTGGCGTAAGGGAAGTTCGTTTGTTTCATCCGCTAAAAAATTATTAAGTGAGTACAGACTAAAGGGATTTAATGAATGTTATATATCTTTAACATACAACTATTTGATTGAAGATAAGCTAAATATATTAGCTTTTAATATGCCTCAAAATGGATATATTTCTTTGGGTACCCCAGAAGATGTAGATATATACTTGAGCAAGATTAAAGAGTACTACACAGACAAACCGAAAACAATATTCTGTGATATTGATGGAACGCTTATTAAGCATGTTCATAGATTTAGTTATGTAGGTTTTGAGCCAGCCATTGCACTAAATGGTGTAATAAATAAATTTAATGAGTGGGATTCAAAAGGGCACAAAATTATTTTGACTACTGCTAGAAAAGAATCTGCAAGAATGTTAACAGAAAAACAGCTTACAGACCTAGGATTGTGCTGGGATCAATTGATTATGGGCGTAACAAGTGGAGCAAGAGTATTGATTAATGACAAACACCTAGATATAGACGATGATCGTGCAGTTGCCTTAAACGTTATTACTGACCAAGGTTTTGACGGTATTGAGTGGAATAAAATAGGTCTATGAAAATAAGTAGAATAGAGAATACAGTAAAAGGATGGTTTATTGGAGATTTTCCAAAAGCAGCATTTAAATCAAAAGACTTTGAAGTTTCTTGGAGAGTTCACCCTGCTGGAGAAGACTGGGATCTTCACTATCAAGAAAAGGCCTATGAAATTAATTTATTAATAAGCGGAGAAATGGTTTTAAATAATACAAAACTAGTTTCAGGTGATATTTTTATCTTAGAGCCTTATGAAATAACTGATGTAAAGTTTATAACAGAATGCTCTGTGGTTTGTGTAAAAACTCCAAGCCTTCCAGACGACAAGATAGTTGTGGAAAAGAAATGAAGGTTATTTCTCATAGAGGAAACTTAAATGGAAAGAATATAGAGTTAGAAAATAATCCTACATATATTTTAGAAGCAATAGCAAAAGGTTTTGATGTAGAGGTAGATCTTAGAGTAAAAGATGATAGTTTATTTCTAGGTCATGACATTCCACAATATAAGATAAATGAAGATTTTTTAAAAGAAAATAAAGATAGGCTATGGATACACTGCAAAGACATCCTAGCTTTAGAAAAAATAAAAAACATTAAAGGTTTGAATTACTTTTCTCATGATAAAGATGACTTTGTTTTAACTAGTTTAAATTACGTTTGGGCAATGAACTATGTTATTTATGATGACGCTGTTAGGGTTGACCTAAATGCAACTAGTTCTCAACTGAGTCAGTTTGCTGTATGCACTGACTTTGCAGAAAATCTAAGGAATAACATTATTCTTAATTCTATGGTAGAATTGTAGTAGAAGGCATTTTAAAGGGGGCATAATTTATGACAGAAGAAATTCAAAACCGTAATATGATTAAGTACGAGTCAATAACTCCTCCTGGATTTTTTGGATCATCTCCAGAGCATATTCAGGCTAGAGAAAACTTTATGACTAAAGAAGAGCATGAGTTTTTGCTAGATGCTGCAAAAAAAATAACAATTTGGGATGTAACAGAGACACACTATAATGAAGATGGTGTTGTTACTTATGATTCAGACTATTGGAAAGATAGAGTTGCAACTAGTCCAACTCTTGATAAAAATGATCCAAACATTTCAGCTGTTATTTCAAATATGGTTCAAAGATTTAAAAAAGATGTAGATGCATACTTTGAGGTTGATGCAAAAGAAACAAGCCCAGCAATTGTAAGATGGCTTCCAGGACAACTTCAAATGCCACACGCTGACAAACAATTGCCAAGTGGTGAACCAAATGATTTTCCATGGTTTGATATAGCTGGATTATTTTACCTAAATGACGACTATGAGGGTGGAGAATTATATTTTCCAAATCAAGGTATTGAGTTTAAACCAAAACCTGGAGCAGCATACTTTTTTCCAGGTGATTTAAACTATGTCCATGGAGTAAGAGAAATTAAAAGTGGTATTAGATATGTAATACCATTTTTTTGGACAATTAAAAAGCATACAGGAGCTAGACAGCCATGAACCTAAATAATAAGCAAAGACTTACAAAAGATATAGTTGTTTATAAAAACTTTTTAACTAAAGATGAGTGTGAAAAAATTGTAAATGCGCTAGATGCTCAAGCTGATAGTGGAAAAATTTCATGGATGCCAATCTCATTTTATGAGTCATATTCTTCAGTATTACCACAAGATAATGACAAAGAAGTGCTAGATGCGGGATTACCGCCAACTATTTTTTCAGACATTGAAAATAAAATGCCAGAGGCAATTGCATCAGTACATGATCTAGATCCAAAGATAATTTCTAAGATTGGATATCATACTCAAAAATGGGAGCCAGGAGCATATGCTCGTATACATTCTGACAACACGGATGAGCATGGCAACTCAGGTGCATTTACAAGAAGTAGATATGCAGGATTTTTATATCTAAATGATGATTTTGAAGGTGGACTTCTTAAGTTTCCAGATCAAAACATAGAGATTAAACCAGAAGTTGGAATGCTTGCTGTTTTTGACGGGGGATTTAATAACATGCACGAAGTATCCCTTATTACAAGTGGAGTAAGGTATACAATAGGATCATTCTGGGATGACAGAGAAGAGTCAGACTATCCACAAGAATTAAGAGATGCTTGGGCAGAAGAAATGCAAAAGGTTAGAGATGCTCAAAAAATTGAAAAAGAAGAGTGGCAAAAGCTTATCAAAGAAGGCTATAAGATTGATATAGATGGAAATAAGTATAAGGTAGAGGATTTACAAAAATAATGTCAAACTTTTTAAAAGATATATTGCAAGAAAAAAACTTTACTGTTAACGAAGTTGCAGAAGAAGTTTTACTTGTTGACGACTTTTTATCTCAAGAAGAGCTTGATAAAATTTTTGATATTATAAATTCAACAGAAGAATCAGAATGGCTAATTGAATACATGTCAAATCTAAAGAATTTCTGTATAGAAAAATTTGGAAGAGATGATGTTGATAATTTAGTTGCTGAGGGTAAGTTTGAAATAACTCAAAATTGGAACGATAAGAATTTAAATATAGCAAAATATCCATTTCAAAGAGAAATGCTAAACAGACTAGACGACCTAGTTCAGCAGATAGATAGCACCATAGAATTAAGTGGATTTGCCACAATTCAAAGAATGCAGTCTGGGGTTGAACTTAAGTCTCATACAGATCAACATACAGATCCATCAATTAAATATGCAGCAATAATTTATTTAAATGATGACTATGTTGATGGAGAGCTTTTTTTTAAAAATAGAGATATAGAGTTAAAGCCAAAGCCTGGAGTCCTAGCTCTTTTCCCAGGTGATGAGGAATACGAGCATGGAGTTAGACCTGTAGGTCCTGGACCAATTAGATATGTTTTAGTTGGTTTCATTAAGGTAAAAAATTTTTATGATAACAATAAATACTAAGACTGGAGACTAGAATGAAAAAAGAAATCTTACATGAAAAAGTTTACTACTATGAAGATGGTGTTAAAAACTTTGATAAGCTTATGAAGGCCATTGATAAAGTAAATGAGTTAAATAATAATGAGCCCTGGGAGAACTGGACAGCTTCTAATGACAAAAGCTTTATTTATGGAGAAACTAAATCATTTGACAAGCAACAAATTCAGCAGTTAGAAGAGCCTTATCGCTCTGAAATGTTGTTTATATTTGAAACTATTATGGAATCATTCTATGATGTATCCAAAGATTTTGCTATCTCTATTGGAGATAATGACGAACCAAGACTATTTCCAGTCTTCAATATCAAAAAGTATAAGTCTGGAATTGGCATGGGTGCACATTTTGATCAACTAGATGGAGATCAAACCTTGAGGTATTCTTTAGTTATGTACCTGAACGATGATTTTGATGGCGGAGAAATATCGTTTAAGCTCTCTGAATATAAAACCCTTGGCGAGTTTCCATCTCCAAACCTTGACTATGATATTGCTGTAGCAAATAATGAAATTGATTTTGGGCTAAAGCCTAAAGCGGGAAGTATTATCATATTCCCATCATCAGCTCCATATCATCACACTGCTCACATTGTAAAAACGGGATTTAAATACATGGTTCCAAGTCACTGGATTCATAATGATATGCCACTGCAAAAAGGCATGTAATATTAATGAAAACAGCAATAGTTACAGGTGCTAGCAAAGGTGTTGGTCTAGCAACAGTCAAACACCTGTCTCAAAATGGATATAAGGTAATTGCTGTTTCAAGAGATCTTTCTAAGGTATCTGATCTTGCATCTGATAATGTTGAGGTATACAGCCTAGATATAACAGACTCTAAGGCAATAGAGATATTCTTTGAAAAATATAAAGACATTACATTAGACCTTTTAGTCAATAACGCTGGTGGTGGCTCTGGACCAACTCATATTATAAATGAAACTCCAGAAAACTTTAGAATAGCTTATGATATAAATGTCACTGGCCCTATGTATTTATCTCAGCTATTTGTTCCCTGCATGAAAAGATCAGAATCTCCTACTATTATATTTATAACTTCCTTTGGTGGAAAAATACCATATCGTGGAGGTGGCAACTACACAAATGCTAAAAGAGGACAGAGAGGTTTGATAGATACGATGAGGCTAGAGTTTCCTCAATATAATATTAAGATAACTGAAATTTGCCCAGCAACTATTGATACTCAAAAAGAAAAAAGAGATAATGCTTTAACTGCAGAAGATTTAGCAGAAGCAATTTTCTGGGTTGGATCTTTACCAAAGCATCTAAATATTAATCAAATAGAGATGTGTCATATCAATAGCAGCAAGTTTGGCTAGTTAACTAAAACTACAGACAGCATTGCATATAGCAAAGCTATAACCTTAAACTACATATTGATAGAATAAAAATGAGCGTGTTTTTGTTTTTAAATCTATGATATACTTAACACTACTTCAGAAATCATGAAGTACTCACTTAATTTTACTTTGAAAGGTACATAATAAATGTCAGAAAGCGTATTCTCATTTCGTCTATCAGAGGACTTTGTAAACAAGTACTCTACTATCCCAGCACCATTTGGATTCTCAGATGCTGGATCTAACTCGTTGGGAGAGATTACATTTATTCGTACTTATTCTCGTGTTAAAGAAGATGGAACAAAGGAACGCTGGCATGAAGTATGTCGTCGTGTAATTGAGGGTATGTATTCAGTTCAAAAGAATCATGC